TGCTAGTTCACTTTATAATAAAAAAGAAGAAATTGATACAGCAAATGAACGTGTATTTCAAAGTTCTGCAAACAATGATATTTTTTCAGAGGTAAAACAATTTGCTAAAAAAGGTTTTGAACATAGTTATCGCGGTGAGGAACTTCGCAAGGTTCAAACAAGTTTTAAAGTATCTAAACTAAAAAATAAAAATGTAGATTTCTAAAATAAAAAAGAATAATTGGTAAATATAAATGGAAGTATTCAACGATTTATCTAATACAATAGAATTTGAAATTTATAATCCAAGTTATGATAAATATACTAATTTATCATCATTAAAACAGTATATTTACAATAATAAATTTAAAGAAGTAACAATAACAAATTCTTCTAATTTTTTTATTAATTTTGTATCAATTAATTATGTAAAACATAATTTTATGAGTGAATCAGAAGAAGTTAATAAATTATTTTTTCAAGTTTTAAGATTTTTTATTAAGTTCAATTCTAATATATTATTTACTATGCCAGATTTTTTTATTGAAGAATTTATAAATACAGATGTTAATAATTTAAGAGGAACTGACGTTTTATATGGTTCACTTACTGCTTATATATATGATACTAGAGTTGATTTAATAAGACAACTAATTGAAAAAGATAATTTTAATGTAAATGTATTTTCTGAAATGGTAGATATAAATCCAAAAATATGTAATATATTTTATGAAAATTATTATTTAGATACTAAATTTAGTGTAGATTTTTTAACTAATGATAATTTACGTTTAAATTATTCTTCAGATAGAATGATTTTTATTTTTTTAAAAAATAGATATATGTTGGAACAATATAATTTATATAAAACATTTACTTTATCTAAGTTTCCAAAAAAACATTTTGAATGTATAATTTTTACAACAATAAAAGGAAGAAAATTTTCAGATATACCTGATATTACACCAGAATTAAAATCTATTTTATTAGAATTAGAAGATAGATTTAAATATAAATTTTTTACATATATTATACAAGTTGATAATCCAGCAGATATTTTAGTAGTTCAAGCAATGAATATATTAGAAGCAAATCCAGATTATGCATATAAATTAATTAATGGAACCAGACCTATTGATATTGTAAAAAATGATTTAATTAAAAGAAGAATGCTTATTGTTATTGAAATGATAACTAATGCTAAAAGAATAAAAGAAATTAAAAAAGAATTAATTGCAAGAGAAGTAGAAGAATTTAAAAGAACAAATCCTAGACAAGTTAAACCTCGTTTTATAAGACACACAAGACCCGACCAACCTGAACAACCTGAACCTGAATTAGAATTAAAACAGTCATCAGATAATTACAAAATAATTAATAACGTGGTTCCAAATGGACCTTTAAATAATAATTACATAGTTCATTGTGAAAATGGTGATGAATTTTTAGATAAAGTTACAATAAATGGTTTAAATTTTAATTTAACAGAAAATTCATTACCATTAGAATTAGGTGTTAAAATTGTATATAATCTTGATACAAATCCGAATGAAAAAATAACAGAATTAATTTCAAATGATTATATTCCAACTAATACATTTATTCATATTATATTTTTTAATAAATGTATTGGTCCCAAAGATAATTTAAATTATAATTATTGTTATGGATTTTTAAGATACCACGTAACTATTAAATATAAAATAAATGGTATTACAAACAAAATACATTATGGTATGGATAATACAAATGATAATATAAAATCTTGGGGAATATTTAATAATGAATTTTTTGTATTAAAAAAAAATGAAAAAAATTTTGAATTAGAAGATAAAAATGATGAAAAAATATTTATAATTTTATTAAAATTTATTAAAAAAATTTATTATGATATACCAAATAATATTTTTATAAAAAGAACAACGGTTTCTGGTGATTTAGAAATACCAATTAAAGACCAAAATATTATTACAAATTGTATAAAATCTAAATTTGAATTTGATAATATTTTAAATACAATAAGAGATGACCCAGATGCAATGAGACTATTTACACAATTACCAAGTTATGCTATATACAATTCATTTGGTAAAAAGAAAATTAAAGTTAAAATTAAACCTTTAACTGAAATTAATAAAATTATTAAATATCTTTTAAAGATTTGTTAATTAGAATTGTAATTAGAATTATAATTAGAAATGGAAATGAAAACAAATAACAAAAAAGTATGTGATTTTTATAATCAACACCCTAACCTTGATTTTGAAGAAATGAATATTATTATGGTTGATATGTTATCATCTTGTTTATCTACAAACGAACCAAGCCTTGATTCTAAATTTGCTTTAAATATAATTCAAGAAATGAAACAAATGAATAAAAATATTGATAAAATAAATTCAGATTCTATTAATAATTTTGCACTTAAATTTATTGAATTTAAAAAAGAATATATTACAGACATTAAACTTATATTAAATGGTAATAATAATTATATTCAACCTATGATGATAGAATATAATCAAATTTTACAAGACCGTGTTTCTATTTTATTAAATGAATTTAAAATTTCAAGTGAGCATAAACAATCACTCAAGGAAATTGATAATGAATTAAAATTTATAAGTGAATCTAATAAAAATACAAATGAAAAAATTAACGAAGTATTAAAAAAATTTGAAAATAGCTCAGCCAAGGGACATATATCGGAAAATATAACTTATAATTTATTAAGAACTATGTATGCAGAATCACAGATTATTTATTCTGGAAATGTTAAAGAATCTGGTGATATCTTTATTATTAGAAATGAACAACCTAAGATTTTAATTGAAAATAAAGACTATAAAGCTAAGGTTGACCAATTAGAAGTTGATAAATTTATTAAAGACCTTAAAACACAAAATTGTTCGGGTATATTTTTATCACAGAGAAGTGGTATTGCTAATAAAAACCAATATGAAATAAATTTTTACGGTAATAATATTGGTATTTATATTTCAAACGTTGAATATGATACTGACCGTATTCAAATAGGTATAAATATGATAGATGATATTAAAAAAATTATGAAAGAATCAAATAATGATGAAACCGATGATGAAGTCACTTTAGATAAAAATGTTTTTGAATTAATTAATAAAGATTTTGGAACATTTATTAATCAAAAATTAAAACATATCAAATCTATTAAAGAAGTTTCAACCAAACTTATCAATGAAGTCAATGAAATGAATTTACCAACATTAAATACCCTATTAACTACTTATTATGGTTCTAATATTTCATCTCAGTTTATTTGTAAAACTTGCGGTTTTGTTGGAAAAAATGCAGGCAGTTTGGCATCTCATAATAAAAAACATATAATTTAAAATAAATGTTAAAGGTAATGGATGAAGAACCACCCCCACAAGCATCACAAGCACCACTTCCTGAATTAAAACTTCCATATTACGAACATTATGACCCAAGAATTGAAATTACACCTGAATATGCTTCTGAAATAAAAGATAGAATGTTATCAAAATTTTGTTATAATTTAACAGAAGAAATAAACGAATTTATACAACTTATTACTTATAATAAAGAAACAGGTCACCAATTTCAAAAATATTATAGAAATTTATTAACAAAAATGTATGTTTATTTTAAACATCTTAGGTTTCGGGGAACTGAACTTGCGCCTTTAAATTTTATGGAACTTAGAATGTTAAAATTTTTTGATGAAAATCAAGGAAATTGTATATTCGATAAACTAGTTATATTAACTAATGATGAAAAATATACTGGCGTAGACACTGGTGAAGGAGTTTTTGTTTTAGTAATAAATGATATTGATTTAGAAGAACTTAAAAAATTAATAAATACCTGTGAAAAAAATGTAATAATGTTAGTAGGAATACATAAATGGGAAAGTAGACATAGAAATTTACTTATACTTTCTAAAAATGGTATAGAAATAATAGAACCTAATTATAATTCAGAATACGAACAAAGTAATGAATTATTTGGATATAAAGATTTTGCGGAAAAATTAGGTCTTCCGATAAAATATAAAAAAATTGAATGCTTAAAGCATCACGGAGGTATGTGCACTTTAATGGCTACTCTTAATTTTTATTATCCTAGTTATTTTGATTTTCCATTTGCAAGACAAAAAGTTGCAGAATATCTTCTATGGGAACTTGATAATATAAATAAGTGTGTTTTATCATTTGGTAAAAGTAATAATTTTAAAATTAAAGATGTAATTCTTGATATAAAATATCTTTTACTATTAAAATGAATATATTATAAAATGAATATTACAGATTTAATTAATATTGCAGGAAATGACCATATTTGTAAACAAATAATGAAACGTAAACCAGATATAGAAAAAGAATATCTTTACAGTAAAATGGAACCATTAATTTTTAAAACAAACTTTATCATCAAATTAAATGATTTTCCATATAACTTAGAAAAAAATATTATACATTATGTTTTATGGTTAAATGATATTTATCCAAATAATATAATTCAAGATATAATAAATCAAGAATTTGAAGGATACCATACAGTTGTATGGTGGGTTAATGCTGAAAATATACGCTCTATAAAAAATATTTATCACGCTCACATATTTGTTAAATAAAGTTAAATTAAAATATAAGTTTTAATTAAAAGTAATGTTTAATATGAATGGTCCACCACGAGGTTATAATGTTACAAACGACCAATCAAGTTATGACCTTGTTTATAAAGATATAATTATTAGTTCTACTTTAGGAACACCTAACACCGATTTAACTAAATTTAGTTATATTTTAGGAACTGATAACATTAATAAAATTTATAAAGCAGAACTTGTTAGTGCAACTGTTAAATTTAATACAGCAATTAACACAAATGTTATTAATCAAACTTTAATATTAAGTATTCCACAATTAAATTATAATACTTATAATATTGCTGGAAATGTTCCTACAGGAAATATTGTTGGAATTTCTAATCCAGTTTATAATCAAGATTATGTAAATGGGACCACTTTTGTTCCTCGCCAAGTAAATGGGTTATATAATAATCAAGGAACTTTTTTAACACAAGGACAGATATTCTGTCAAATACCTGATAATTGTACTCCACTTACTCCAGGTGGTCTGACAACTAATAATATTATTAGTTTATTAATAGGTGCTAAAATGTATGATTGTACACAATACTACAATCCACCTTTAAGTAAAATTAATAAAATAGATATAAATTGGTTTGATATTATTGGAAACCCAATTACTGTTGATTCATCAGGTGCATCTGGAACTATTAATAGTTTTTATTTTACTCTAAGGATACACTACTTTGAAAAGAGAAATAACAATTCTTCTTTTTCAAATAGTGTATTTAATTATGTTGGAGCTGGAACAGAAAATAGTATATTTAAGCCTATGAATTCTTAATTTTAAATTTTTCTGGATTTAAAAAAGCATTCCAACCAGAAGAAACGTGACAATGTTCCATTGATTCAGGCTTTTCAGATATCATAACACCATCGTCATTTGAATAAATAACTTTTTTTATACGATATTTTATCATAGTTTCTAAACAATGATTACACGGCCTTGAATTTTTTAAATCACCGTCCTTACCAAATCTAATAACAATTATTATATAATTACTAAGGTCAATTACATCCTTAACTTTTATTTTTTGTTGCTTTAATATCTTATACAATACATCCATTTCTGCGTGTGTTGAATAACATATACACTCACCATTATAAGAATTACGAAGACTATTACTACCTATAAACATTTTTTTACCATTACGATATATACCAGAATAATGATGATGATACTTTCCTGAATCAATTGTATTTATACAATTTATTAAATTATTGATTATCCTCAAAGACATTTTAAATTTAATTGTTTCTTTTAATTTTATATTTTATTAGTTTAAATGAACTTCAGTTTTTTTAATAAATCATTACCACAAAAAGATTATTTACCAGATTCTATTTATACTGTTTGTGAAGCAAATGAAGATTCACCGTGCACTATTTGTTCTAATAATTTATTTAGCCCAGTAGTTAATGGATACGTTCACGATATTCAAAGAGCTAAGGTTTTTTGTCCTTTTGGTGCAGGTGAAACAATGAATAAAAGTATTTATAATGACCAGGCATTTCTTAATAATCTTAATAATTTACCAGCTACTACGTGGGGACGTGTTCCACAACTTACACCTCGTAGTTTATCAAAAATTGGTTTAGAATGGAGAACAAGTTAAAAAAAAATAAAAGTTAAATTTAAGAACTTGTAAACTTTTATGAATAAAATAATTATAATTATTTTTATTTTTATTTTTATTTTTATTTTTTATTATTATAAAAAAGATAATTTTTATAATATTCAAGAACAACTCCAAACTGAAAAAGATCTTTATTTTAGACCACATACAATTAATAATGTAGTTCCAGCCAATAAAAACGTAAGTATAACATATAACGACATTTCAAATTTATTAAAAGAACTTATTAATATCAATGGTCCACCTGGAGGAGCAAATGTCAATGTTACTCAAAATAAATATGATCTTTTATTCAAAGACATTCTTGTTTCTTCTGATAAAAGAAATATAACTAAGTATCCAAATCCAAATAACTATAATATTTATCTTAATTTAAATATAGATAAAATTTATAAAGCAGAATTAATAGATGTTTATATTCCAGCGGCAACAGATGATTCTGTAAATATTCCTACTTTTGCTAATAGACTTTATTTCACTTATACAGGAACTTTAACAGTTACAGGCTATATATTTATACAAGCTGGGACATATATGAGTCCAGATAGTATAGCAATAGAACTTACAAGACAATTTTGTATAATTCTTACAGGTGCTGGTATTGTTGTTAGTAAAACGGTTGGTGTATCTGTAATTTATGATAAAAATTTAAATAGATACATAATTAAAGATCGTGATATTAGCATACCAGGAACTCTTATCATTTATGGTGAAAATGGTTATATCATTGGTAGTATTACAGTAACAAATTCAATAACTCAATTATTAATGTTAGAAGATAATATTTATGTCTCTGGACCTAAGTATATAGATAGCACTATAGACGGCACACTTTACATTAGAACAGCAGTTTTAGGTGATTATGGAGAATTTAATGGAATACCGGTTCCACTTAATGCAGAATGTCTTTTTAGTAATTGTATTATTTCAGATGTTGTTCTTACACATTGTAAATTATATTTAAGTTTGGGTAAATTAAATGGAAATACGTGTAATATTGTTTCCAATCAAAATGAAATAAATACTGGAAATGTTCCACAGGTATTTTGTCAAATACCAAATAACACTTGTGTTAGTAGTGCCGCTGTTAAAACATTATTAAACCAACCTCATAATTTTAGTGCTATTCAATTTTATAATCCACCTATATCAAAAGTAAATAAATTAGATATTAAATGGTATACAGATGATGGAACATTAGTTAGAATATTAGACCACTGTTTTACAGTTCGTATTTTTTATTTTCAAAAAAGAATTGATACAACTGATTTTTCTTATCCAATTCCATAAAAAATAAAATAAGTAAGTTATTTTAAAGAATGATTAATTGTAATATTTTATTAATAATATTAGGTGTTATAATAACAATTTTAATTATTATTTTACTGGTTACTAAAAGCACCTTTGGAGGACCATATGACGATACATATGCATCAGCTGGTTGTATGAGAGACAACCGAAGTTTTCCAGAAGGAAATGTCCCAGGAAGTTGGTTAGGAATGACAACTGCAGAAAAAAATAATTTAATTTACCAAAATAATTTAACTAATTTTGTTCAAAATGGATCAACTAATAAATAAATGTAAATTTAAATAAATTTAAAGTTAAAACATCGTTTTTTATTAAAGAAAATGGAAATACCAATTGATAATTTTAATTTTAAATCATTAACAGATGTTATTGAAATTTCAAAAAAATATAAATCAAGACGTAAAAGATCTAGGAGTGAACATCAAATGTCTTATAATTTAGATATGGAAAGATTAAGTGATTGTATAGAACCATTAGAAAAATTGAATAATCTGATTGGTATGGAAGATATTAAACAAAATATTATAGACCAAATATTATTTTATGCTCAAGACCTTAATACCAATGAGATGATGCATATTTGTTTAACAGGTCCACCAGGTGTTGGTAAAACAACAGTTGGTAAAATACTTGCAGAATTATATTGTAGTTTAGGATTTTTAACAACAGATAAATTCAAAGTAGTAGGCCGTTCAGATCTTATTGGAGGTTATTTAGGTCAAACGGCAATTAAAACTAAAAAAGTATTAAAAGATTCTATTGGCGGTGTTTTATTTATTGATGAAGCATATTCATTGGGAAGTGGTAAAAATGATGATGATAGTTATGCAAAAGAATGTATTGATACTATTAATCAGTTTTTATCGGAAAATACTTCTGAATTTATTATGATTATTGCTGGATATAAAAATGAATTAGATCGTTGTTTTTTTAATATGAATCCAGGTTTAAAAAGACGGTTTCCGTGGGTATATGATTTAAAAAATTATAATGTTAAAAATTTAAAAGATATATTTATTTATCAAGTTAAAGAAAATAATTGGGATTTTGAAGAAAATTTTGATTTTAATTTATTAGATTCAATTTTTAAAGAAAATTCATTTAAAAATAATGGTGGTGATACACTAACATTATTTGATTTTTCAAAAATTTGTCATTCAAGAAGAGTTTTTGGTAAAAAAAGAAAATTTAAAAAGAAATTAAATTTAGAAGATATATCTAGTGCAATGGTTATAATTAAAAAAAAGAATCAAACTAAACCAGATGAACCTCCTTATGGAATGTATATTTAATTTAATTTTTTTTTACAAAATTTAATTTTAAATTTACAAAATTAAATTTTACAAAAATAAAATACTTTAAATTTTAAATAAAAGATAAAAGTAAAATGGAATCATCACTTGTTAAACTTAATATTGAAGATTTATTAAATTGTATAAATGGAAAAGATTCTGAAGGAAATGATTTAAAAGTTAAAATTCCACCACATAAAAAAGTAAAAGATGAATTTAATAAATTTATCAATCACGAAATATCTCAAAGAAGGAAAAAAAGTTCAATAAGTTCTATGAGAAGTTTTCATAATTTTATTAAAAAACAATTATTATTGGTAATTGTTAAATTAATTCATTCAAAACAAATTAATTTACTTGATATAGCAGTTGGTAGAGGAGGTGATATGTTTAAATGGAATGAAGTAGGTATTAAAAATGTATTTGGTTTTGATAAAAATGAAGCATCTATTAATTCTATTAATCCATTTGATCAAGGTGCAAAAGAAAGATTACGTATTAATCCTTTAACAACTCGTATTCATTATGAAGTTGGTGACGCTATGAACCCATCACTAGAATTATTTAATAATATTAATGAATTTAATTCAAAATTTCCAATAAATATTATTAGTTGTCAATTTGCAATGCATTATTTTTTTAAAAGTGAAGATTATTTAGACATTATTTTTAAAGTATTTACACAATTTTTAAAACCTGGTGGATATTTTTTTGGAACTACTATAGATGGTAATAAAATAAAAGAAAATCTTAAAATAAAAAATACTTTATTTGAAATAAATAAAACAAAAATTGAAAATGAATATACATTTAAAATTAATGATACTTTTGATAAAGGAAATTATTTTAATTCAACTGGTGAATCTACTGAATACTTTGTAGATTTTAATAAACTTATAAGTATAGCTACTAAATATAAGTTAAAACCAGTATATTTAAATTTTTTTGAACCTAATGGTAATACATATACGATTAATAGAGACAAACTTTATAAAGAAAGTTTTGTTTCATTTGAAGATATTTATAATCTTTCAAATCACGGTAAATGGAAAGGAAATTTAAGTTCAGATGAAATAGTATTAAATAGTCTTTACAGCACTTTTGTTTTTGTTAAAATATAAAAAAATAATGGAGCAAAAACTGCAAAAAAACACCACATTGCTCCAATAACACCATCTGATTTATATATAAAATAACTTGCAAAAAAAGCAAAAAATAAATCTATAATTTTATATTCAGGTATATTAACTGTATAACATAAATAGCTTGTAAATAAACCAAGTATAAATGTAATTAAACTAACTTCTTTTGAGAAACGCATAACTTAATTAAACAATCTAAATTTTTTTGAATTAAATAAATTCAAATTAAGATTTGAATGAAATAAATTCAAATTAAGATTTGAATGAAATAAATTCAAATTAAGATTTGAATGAAATAAATTTAAAAACTTTTAAATGAATCTTTTTTTTTTAGACATAGACCCAAAAAAATGTGCGATTTATCATTGTAATAAACACGTTGTAAAAATGCTTTTGGAAATAGTTCAAATGTTATATACAGCACATCATATGTGTAAAACTGTTGAATTACCTATTGATTGTTATAAAAAACATAGTCCCAAACACCCAACAGTTATTTGGGTTAGAATAAATCAATTTAATTATATGTATGCTGCTAAACTAGGTTTATTTCTTGCAGAAGAATATACTTTTCGCTACAATCGTGTGCATTCTTGCGAAAAACATATTATTTGGTTAAATCAAAATTTACCAAACTTTAAAACTGAAACTTATAATAATAATGTAACATTAGTTATTAATAAAAAATTTGAAGAACTTGGAATGACACCTATACCTTTGGCAATGCCCGATGAATCTAAAAGAAATGAACCAATAAAAAGTTATCGTAAATATTATATAAATAGTAAATCACATTTTACTAAATGGACTAATCGTCTTTCCCCTTGGTGGTTTCATTCAAAATGTAATTAACATTTAATTCATTAAATTTAGTTATAATATTTTCAAATTTAACTACAGTAACTGGATCAGTTGCATAAGTTGTTTGGAGATTTAATAACCCTATTTTTGATTTATCCATTTCTGTAAAAATTTTTGTAAGTAACCATTTAAAATTAGGATATTTTTTTAATTTTAATATTAACACATTTATGTTTTTAATAAGGTCTTTTAAATAAATTATAATTATATCACGAGAAGATTTATTTATCCATCTTATAATACTTTGAAATAAAACTTTATCAATTTGAAGATGTCCTTTGTGGATACTTAGTTTTTCATTTACCTGTATCATACTTATTATTTTTAAATTTGTTATTATATTATCAAGATTATCAATATTTTCTTCAATTTCCATTAAAGTAAAATATATATAATTTATAATAAGTTTTTTTAAATGAATAAATATGATTCACTAGAAATTTCAAATGAACTTAAAAGAGATATTCTTGTTAATTTAATAGAACCTAGTTATAAATCAGATATTGCTTCAAGTTTAAATTTAAAAAAAAAATTTAAATTGTTTGGTCTTACGTTTGAAACACTTTCTAAATTATTTTTAGGTATTGCTAGTATAGCTTCATTTGCTTCGGGCATTTATAAATACCAATTACTTTCATTTTTTGCAGGAACTAGTTCAGTTATAAGTTTAGTTTTATTACAATATTCTAGTTTTAGTTATCGTGAAAGTAAAAAAATAACTATAGAAATTAATAATACATTAAAAAAATTAAATATAATAAGTATGCCAATTGTCCCAGATGATAATTCTAATGCAGATACTACTGAACCAATGACACCTCCACATTTAGAAAAAATTTCAACAAAAAAATAAAAGTAAAATTAAATTAAATTAAATTAAATTAAATTAAATTAATTTTACTTTTAAATGAATCTTAAAGATAAAATAATTAATTGTATAAATCAAGTAATAATGGAAAAAGGGAGAACTCGTTTTTTTTCAGATTGTTTAGAACATAGTTTTACTAAAATAAAATTTCCACTTGGTATAAATGGAACAGTTGTTTATCCATATCCAGATGCACCTGTAACTAAAAAAGGAGACGACTATTATGTTAAAGACCTTGAAGTAATGACAGGTGAAAATTATAATTTATATACAACACCAAAATCAGGTAGAGACCGTTTAATTAAAGAAACTTATTTAGTTCCTGAACCACCTATTGGTTGGTGGGTATCTGAAAAATTTGATGGCCAACGTGCAGTTTGGGATGGTGCTAAATTTGTTAGTAGAGGAAGTGGAACTGGTGACCCTAGGGTTTATCCTTATGTTCCAAGATGGTTTATTGCTTTAATGCCTCCAAGCATAGCTTTAGATGGAGAATTATATATTGCACGTAATTCATTTTCAGAAACAACAAGTATTTTAAAAACTAAATTAAAAACAGAAGAATTAGATATTCGTTGGACTAAAATAAAATTTGTTGTTTTTGATGTTTTAAACGATAAAATTTATACTGAAAGAAAAGAACTTCTTAAAAAAATAGTCCAAGAACGTTGTAATTTATGGGAAAATATCAGTCTTCCACTTTATCTTAATAAAGGTTCTTGTCCTTTAGTATTTACAGAACAACAGCTTATTACATCAAAAGAACAATTAATGAAAATATATAATAATTTAACATCACAAGGAGCAGAAGGTGTTATGATAAGAGCTAACGTTCCTTATATACCAAGAAGATCTAAATTTATTTTAAAAATGAAATTAGAAGATGACACCGAATGTATAATTCAAGGTCCCCATAAACCAGGAGAAGGTAAATATAAAGGTAATCTTGGATCATTTAGATGTGTAATGCCTAATGGAAATGTTTTTTATGTAGGTGGTATGGATGATAATATAAGAAAAAATTATAAAATTACTCATCCCGATAATACAGTTATAACATATATTTTTAATGGACTTACAAAAGATGGAATTCCAAGACACCCCAGATATAAAGGAATAAAAGAATAAATTAAAATAAAAGATTTTAAATTAAAATATAAGTTAAATTTAAATGGATAATATTCTAAATATTGTTAGAAATAATCCACTTATTATAAGTTGTGTAATTTTAGTTTTATTTGTTATAGTTGTTGTTTTAGGAATTAAAGCTTTTTCTAAATCATCAAAATCATCATTTGATAACGTTCTCAATAATATGAACCTTACAACAATTCCACCACAAGCATTTCCATCTTTAGATGCACAGGATTCAGGTGGTATAAATTTATCAAATCCAGAAGTTCCAGAAGAAATTGGTTTAGCAATGAAATATCCACAAGGTGATGGTGTTAGTATGAGTCCATCTGATTCTAATTCATTTTATCCAAATAAACCTGGTCCATTATTAACAAGTTACCAAGGTCCAGAATCTTATGGAGAATCTAGTTTAACAAATCCTTTAGGTGATACTGGCGCTGATCAAGGTGCACGAGTATTAAAAATTAAAAGCACTGGAAATCAACTTAAATATAAAGCAATAGATGAATCATTAAATAAAAGTTATGCATCTGCATATTCAGATGGAGGAGTTCAAAATGGTAATACTTTAATTAATAATGCAAAACCGGTAAATTATGATGATAATTTTAATCCAGAAAATAATATGATGATTCAAACATCACCTGGTCAAGAAAGCACACTTACAAACTGTGAAAGTACATATCCAAATGTAGTTAAATACAAAGATTTTTGTATTACAGCAGGAGATATTCCTTATGGACAAATAGTTGATAATAAAGTAAACCCAAGACTTGTATCACGGTGGGAATCATTTACAGGAGATTATTCCCGTGAAGATGCACTAGAACCTATAGATGGTGTTCTTTATCCAAATCTTAATGTATTAAAAGTTCAATAAAATAAAATAAAGTTAAAGTTAAATGAATAAATTTATAATTTTTGTAATTGTTATTATAATTTATGAGATAACAATTTGTATGATAAGAAAAATGAAAAGAAAAATATATTATAAAAAAGCTGTAAAAAGAGCGAAAGAAACAAATAAAAAACTACTTGTTATAGGAGATCCATACAACGGAATTGCATCGATAACAACTGGTTTAGATTATAATTGTGGAAATTTATGTATTGATTTAACAGGATGTCCAAAATGTGATAATGCAATTAAAGGAAGATTAGAAGATATAATACCAACATTAAATTTAAATGAATACGTAATTTATATTAGCTGTGTATTAGAATACCTTGATGATTTACCATTAGTAATGAGTTACCTTAATAAAGTAAATAAAAATGACCTTTTTATAGTTAATGTAGAATGGTATAGTTTAATGGCTTATTTTTATCCTTATTATTTAACAGATGAAAGACCTCCTAACTATATAAATAGTTTTATGGGTTATATTAAAAACCCTTTAAATTAAATTAAAATAATACATTATGTTACAATTTTAATTCAATTTTTTAATTTAATTTTTAATTTTTTAATTTTTTTAATTTATAAAATGTCTATTATACAATTGGTTTATTTTTTCTGGAGTTCAAGATTCCTCTGTAAGTTCGGATGTTTTCTTTTTTACCATAATCTTCTTTTTAAGAACTGGTGTTGGTACTGGTTCAGCTACTGGCTCGGCTACAACAACTACTGGAGCTACTGATTTTTTAGGAGTTTTAACTGCATCGGGATCCTGAATATAATGATGTTTTAAATATCTCTGAAGATTAAAATAGGTTACATCTTCAGATGGATTACCTAAAAGTGCCCTAAGAATTTTTGCCTGAGGACGGTCATCAAGAACAAACTTTTGCTTATTAGAAGGATCTGATAAATCATTAGACTTGACAAATCCAGAAACACCTTTTGTAACTTCATTACGAGGAACAAATGTTCCTGGAGGAACACCAAGAAACTTTGCAAGTTCATCAGTAATAGCCACAGGTTTAGTAATACCTGAAGGAAGGGCGTTTGCAGAACGCTCTGTTTTAACACGAGAACGTTTATTACGAAGTTTTTCAAGCTCTTTTGATTGCTTATCTGTATCTTTAAGAACAGCACGAATAACATTCATAACATTCTTCATACCAGCTACTTGGTCATTAAGATTTAAAAGAATAGATTTTAACATATCACTTGATGATACATCGGTTTTAGTAACAGTTTCGGTTTCAGTTAAAGCTGACATTCTTTTTACTTGGATACTTTAATTAATTGTAGGTCTTTAAGTAAATTTTAAATAACTTCTGTTATTAAGATACATTTAATCAATGAATCCTACACTTTTATTTTTATCTGCGTGTATTCCAGCGAGATTATTACTTGTTTATATTAGCACTATAATCCCACAAGATAAACTTAAATATTTTGGTATTCCTTTGATTTTAGTTTCTTTAGGATTTTTGTTTCTTTATTTTACAAATGGACGTTTAAATGCACCTGAAGCGGGTGGTATAACTTGGTGGTCCAATTTAAGATTAATACACGGATTATTTTATTTAGCAGCGTCAATTTATGCATTTCAAGGTAAACCATTTGTTTGGATTCCATTAAGTTTAGATGTCATCTTTGGGTTTATTGTATTTATTTTACATTTAAAACAGGTTTAAAGAAATACATATTATAAGAGTATCTAAGCAAAGGTCAAAGTCAAACAACAATCAAAATGGCATCAGTTCTCACTGCTTCCAACTTTTCAGTTGACACAATTAACTTTGGAAAACACAAACCAAACGTAAATGGAGGATACAATATTGAAATTACTATTGGTACCAATACTACCGATGAGATACTCATTCAGACTCCCAAGATGCGTGCACCTTTTGGAATTTCAACAGATAAGACCAATCCCTTCAAGAAATCTCTGGATGTTTCCTTTCAGGGTATTGAAAATAACCAGGCAATCAAAGCTTTTCGTGATATGGCTGAAAAAGTTGATGTAATGGTTATTGACTATGCTCTCAAGAATTCTGAGACTTTTTTTAAGAAAAAACTTACACGTGAAGTAATTGCAGAATATTATTATTCTGGAATCAAGCTTTCCAAAAAGGAACAATACTCTGATACTTTCAAGTTTAAGATTCTTTTTTTGAAACCAAACCCAGAAAAGAAACTTCCCAATGGTAAGTATCTTACCAGCTTCTGGAATATCAAGGGCGAAGAACAAACTGAAGATTATCTGGACAAGGGAGATTCAGTGCTGGCACTTATCAAGCCACAGATGCTCTGGGTTGCTAATCGCAGTTTCGGAGTTACTTGGGTTTCTACTCAAGTGCGTATTCATAAACAACAGAAAACAACTGGATACGCATTCAAGAAAACTGGAGACTCCGACGATGAAGTTGATGAAATTGTAACATCAGAAGAGGAAGTTGAAGTTGAGGAGGAAGAAGTTGAAGTTGATGCTTAAAAGTGGTAACTCTTTAAAAAATAAAAAATAAATAAAATAAAATAAAAAAATAAAAATAAAAATAAAAATAAAAAATAAATAAAATAAAAAAAAACTTAAATTAAATTAAATTACAAAAATTGTAGTTTAATTTAACTTAAAAATAAATGTAAATAAAAGTAAAGTAATGGAGGAACATTTATTAACAAGTATAGTAAGAGATGCTATTTTAAATAATTTTAGAAGAAATAATTCTATTGTAATAAGTAGATATTATAATAATCCTCCTCAAGGAGGGTATCAAATAAATGAAGAACACGAATATATTTTACCTGATAATGATGATATAAGTTCCATTGCTCTTTTAGAAGTTGTTAATTTATTTGGAAAGGAAAATAATTTATTTTTTAATCCTCTAAAAAAATTTAATCATTTAAAATTAAAAAAAATTAAAGAAAACGATCCTTTAATAAATACAGTATGTGCAATATGTTTAGAAAATTATAAAAAAAATGATTATTACAGAACTTTAACCTGTAATCATATATTTCATAAAAAATGTATTGACCGTTGGTTTAAAAATGAAGAAACTTGTCCTATGTGTAGAAAAAGTATTAAACTTTAAAATAAAATAAATGTAAATTATAATGGATTCTTTAATTGATGGTTTAAAAATTGGAACAAAAGATTATTTTACAAAAAGTCATTTTTCTAATATTGAAGATTTATATACATCTACCTTTGGTAAACGCAATAAAAATGATAAAATTTTATTGAACAGGTCATCAGATATTGAAACTGCATTTATGATAAGTAATTTTTTTATAACAATAATGATTATCGCATCTATTGTTCTTGGATTTATGGCAGTAACACAGATATGTACAGACCAAACAGAACGAGGTAAAAATACAAGACTTGGGCTTTATATTTTATTAATATTAACTGGTGGACAAATAGGTTGGATTTATATATTATTATGGGTATTTAAAGTAAACGTTTGCACTTAAAAAAATTAAAAAACTTAAAAAACTTAAAAAAACATTAAAAAACTTAAAAAAAAATTAAAAAACATTATTAATATTAATATTATACATTCTTAAAAAATTAATACATTTTTTAATACGTGAATTTAAAATGTTTTTAAAAATTATAATATTTTCAAGTTTAAATTTATTTATTTTTTTTTCTAAAAATATACCTAATAATAAATTTTGAAAATATTTATCTTTATTATTAACCATTTTAATAGATTCATTTATAGTTTTTACTTGTGTATAAAGTATTAAATTATTAAATGTCGCTATTTTTTTAATAAAAACTATAGGAATATTAAAATTAGGAAATATAATTGTATAAATTGAATTTGATATTTTAAAATTATTTATAACTGTATAAATATCGTTAATTAAAAAATTAATTCCTTTATAGCCATAACATACTATATATCTTTCTGAATTACAATTTCTACTTGTTTGTGGTTTTATAATTTTAACGTAATTATAAAATGTGCAAAGTAACATATAATAAATTATACTATTATGTGAAAACATATCAAAAAATTTTATTATAAACATACCACCTATTTTTTGTGTTTTAAGTGCAAGATAAATTTCACAAAGTAATAATTTACTACTAATTATTTCTTGTGCTTCAAATATTTTTACATCGAAACCTCCATCGGCTGTTACAATATCTACCCCATTAGGAAACTTTAAAAGAATTTTATTTATTTTTTCGTTTATATTTTCAGTAATATCACCATAAAATAAATTGTTTTCTTCAAGATAATTATCATATTTTATTAAGGGATCTTGTTTACTAATTGAAATATAATCAGTTCTTAAATTTTTTTTTCTACGTATATCAGTTATACATTCTATAAAACCACCAGGTGCTTCACAAATAAAAAAACAAGTAAGTTTTTCATTTAAGAGTATAGGTTCAAAATAAATAATTTCGTATAATTTAAAATATGCTCGTGAAATTACTTGTTTTTTACAAAGTAATTTTACAAGTTCATATTCGTGAAGATATTTAGCGGCCGCACGTCTAAATTTTTCAGAATTTTTATCTAAAAGATCTAATTTTTCTTTAGTTTTATCAAGATCATTAAAATTACCAAATTTTTCATTTTTTAATGAACTAATTGTATCATAAATTTTATATTCAAATAAAACTTCATTTTTAAAATGAAATTCATTTATTTCATTATTTAAAATTAGTTCCATTTAAAATCTTAAATTTTAAATCTTTATTTAATTTAATGGGGAATACAAATTCGGTTATCAAAGAAAAATTTGGAAGTATTTATAATAAAGATGGAATTACTAGACCTGGTTATTATTGGAAAAAAGGAAAAAATAAAAAATTAATATATAAAGGTGTTGATATAACCTTACTTCCTGGAGAAGATAAATTTAAAAGCTTAAAATATGGTTATTTGGTAACTAATAAAAGAGTTTTTTATAAAGGAACTCCTATACTTCAAGCAAATCCTAAATCTTTTTCAACTATAACTAGAGATAAAATAAATGAAATAACTAATAATAAAGAACTTATAAAATTAAATTCTGTTTTAGGTTTGGATTACCTTGGAAATAAAAAAAGATTTTATCATAAAAATAATATTATTTATGAAGAATAAAATAGATTTTAATCCATTGAATAAAATAAAGTTTAATCACTCTGTGAATAAAATAATATATAAGCATTATTAAAATTTGTAAATTTTAAAAGTTGATTGTCGTCTATATTTACTTTTTCATTTTCATTAATAATTGTAGTATAATAATGTCCATTATGCATATTACCAATATGATTTATAACACTTTTTAATTTATAAATTTGTAAATTATCTCCATTTTTAATATTAAGTGTTTCATTTAAAATAAAATTAGCACTTGATAAATTATAACGTTTTAAAACTATTATTAAATTTTTTGGAATAATATTTAACATAATTTTTTTTTTTGAAATTTGATTACTTTTACAATTTTCACAAAAATATAAATTATCGGGATCATCATTTATTTCTTTTTTTAAATAATTTAAAAATGATTCTAATACACTTTCATTTAAATTTAAATTAATAGAATTAAAATCTTCATATACAATTTTTATATTTTTGCAACAACAACATTTTATAGTTGTTTTAGTTTGTCCGTGATAAAAATAAAAAGTATCTTTGATTTTATCAAAAATAGCTGTTATAAATTCGTGTGCATCTTGTTGTTCAAAATTTTTAAAATTTTCAAATGAATTTATAAATAATCTTAAATCAAATTTCCCAGATTTACCGTTTATTACTTTTATTAATTCATTTAAATTAATAAAATTTTTTTCTTCACTTTTATTTATTAATTCTTGAAAATCTTTATTATAAATAAAACACTGTAATACAGAATTAACATAACAAGTATTTCCTAAATTCTCAAAACCTAAAAATTTCATTTAACTTTTAAATTTTAAACTTTAAAGTTACTTTAATTTTTACAAATAAAATTTACTTTAAAAATTAACAGTAACTTATATTAAATGGCAGAAATAAGAAATTATTGTCTTAATAAAATTAAAGAAATATTTAACAATTATGATTGGAATATTAATGAAATAAACGAAATTGATATTATTTTTGATACATTTGAAGAAATACAACGTTTATTTAAAATTAAATACACTTCTGTTAATAATTACCCTGAAATAATAGAAAAAAGTATTTATAATAAAAGTATAAAAGATGCAAAAAATAAATTAATACCACGTTCTTGGGATTCATTTGGATTTAGATTATTATATAAAAATGGTTATCTCAAAATAATAAATAATATAAAAAATAATAAAAATAACCATTTTGTTTTAAATCAAATTAAATATGGTTATTTTGAACCTAATGAAATTGTAAATATGAGTTATCAAAAATTATATCCAGAATTATGGAAACAAATTATGTTAAATAATTTACAAAGAGATGAAAGAATGGAAAAAATATCAAAGGAAGAAAATCAAGAAGGAACCGATATGTTTAGATGCGGTAAATGTAAAAAAAGAAATTGTACATATTATCAAATGCAAACTAGGTCAGCAGATGAACCTATGACATCTTTTATAACTTGTTTAAGTTGTTCTAATAGATGGAAAATGTAAAAATTGATTTAAAGAAAAAATTAATTTAAAATAAATGGAAAAAGAAAAATCTAAAGAATCTTCAAAGGAAAAGCTTAAAGCAAAACTTAAAAATAAAAAAGCCCAAAGGAATAACAATGCAGGACCAAGTAATAACAATGCAGGACCAAGTAATAACAATGCAAGTACACAACCTTCATTTGCTGATGAAGGTATTCTTCAAATGATGGAGCACGTTAATAAAATTCTTAAAACAAATCCAGAACTTGTAAAACAAGTAAGTAAATGTGTTTCAAATGTAATGAATGATAAAGATATATTAGATAAAATTAAAATAATTCAAGACCAAACTTTAGATAAAAGTGAAGAAACCGATGATTGCTTAGCTTCATCAAATGAGTTAAGGCAATAATCTAATAAATTGTTAGATATATAACTTTTTTTAGATATATTTCTTGTATGTCCCAATAATTTTGCAGACTCATCGATTGAATCTAATATTATTTTTTTTGGAACGTTTTCACTTTTACATTTTTTAAAAAATGTTTTTATAAAAAGTATATTTGCAGAATATGTTCTAAAATCTTTGCAAGTATATTCTTTTCCCATATTTTCTTTTAGATAATTATTAAGTTCTTCGGAACTTATACAATTACCATTTACGTTAAATAAAAGTTTGTTTTTATTTTCACAAATTAATTTTGATAAAATGTTGTTGTATTCAGATGGTATTTTTACAGTGTGTTTAATTTTACTTTTACCAATAAATTCAAAATAATAATCATCATTAATTTTTTTTAAATGTTTTTGTCTAAGTGTTGTTAGGCCATAAGTTTTATTATGTTCTGCATAAATTTCATTTCCTACACGAATATGTGTATCTATTAATAAATTAAAAAGTAAATGGGTAAGTGTTGTTTTATTTAAAATTGCACTTTTTAATTTTATTTTATGTTTAAAAGAATTTAAATTTTGTATAAATCGTTTCATACGATTGTATTTTTCACATTTTGCATTAAAGTTCCATTCTTCGGAAAGTATATACTGTTTTTTACCTAATTTATCAATTCCATAAACTTGTATATGACATTTTTTATTTGATGCATACCAAACATTTTCCCAAGCAGGTGGAACTTTTATTTGAGAAATACGTTCAATGACCCGATGGTCAGTTACTTCTTTTTTTGTATTATTATAAAAAAATTTGTTATATTTTTTAAATATACCTGGGTCATTTAAATATAATAAATTCATTTATAGTTGTTTTTATTTAAAATATAACAATTTTACAAGTTGCGTTTAACAATTTTCTTTAAAAAAACACCAAAATGATTTAAATGATTTTCCCAATTTATTCCATTCATCTATGGTATAATTATTACTCATACTTGAATTACATCTACTACAAATAGGTCGTAGATTTTCAAGAACTGTTTCACCACCTTTTGATTCAGGTATATTATGTCCAACTTGAAAATCAAAAACATTTATTTCATTTTTACACCAAAATATATAACATTTATGTTTATATTTTTCACCAAAATATCTTAACCATACTTGTTCTCTAAGTGCTTTTGGTATAACACATTTAACTAAACATTTCATTTATAGTAATTTTATTTGATTTTAAGTTTGTTTCTTTAATTAATCTTATTTTAAATTTATCACGTTCTAAAGGTTCTACAATATTAATAAGGTCATAAATTTTACATTCAAGAAAATCATTAATATAACCAGGAGTCCAATTTATATTAATGTTATTTATAATAAGTTCAATTTCAATTTCATATTTTGTTTTATTTATATTATTAGATATTTCATTTACTATAGTTAAATCATAACGAAAATGTTCATTTATAAAAGATTTTCTTGTTTTTTGGCGTATAATACAGTCTTCTTTATTAAAAGGAGCTGTTATCCTAAATTCCTGATTTATTGAATATCTAATATCAAATGGACTTGTATTAATTTTAAAATCTTCCTTTAATAAATTTTCTTTTACTATTAAAAATGAATTATCATTTATTAATTTATTAGTATCTTTACAATATTCAATTGTATTTTTATCAATTATACTTTCCCATTCACCTGTCTCTAAACGTTCTTTAATTTTTTCAAAATATTTACGGTCTATACTAGAATCAAAAAATTTACCAATTGTTCCTAAACGTATTTCTATTTCAACAAATGGTAAAACCATAAATTCATAGAAATTCATTTTAAATTTTAAAGTTTTAAGTTTAAAATTTTTAAGTGGTTTTTTTTTGTAAAAATTAAAGTATTTGTTTTTTCATTAAAACAAATAAAATAATACCACATAAAATAACTGCCAATGCAATATAAATTAAAATAGAACTTGTTGAACCAAAATTACTTTTACCAAAACTTGGTTTTAAATTAACATTATCTGTAACATTAGCCTTAACACCAAGTTTTGAAAGAAATTTATTTTTAAAATCATAACTTGCATCATTTGTAAAAATTCCATCAACAAGAATATCTAAAACTTTATCTTTAAGGTCAGGTGTTAATTTAGTCCAATTCATTTCAAGTTCTTTCATAAATGATGCACAATTATTTACATTTATATCACCAAGACCATATTTAGGAACAAGATAAGTCTGAAAATAAAATGCGAGATCTTCTTTTGGAACAACTGTTTCTCTGCTTCTTGTAGACTTTAAATCAATAGAATATTCACAATCATTATCAAGGTCAACATATCCAGTTGGTGAAACAAATTTACTCATAAAGGTTAAATTAAACCGTTATTTTATTTTTGAAAAATTAAACGTTTTTTAAATGTTTTAAATATTTTTATTTAATTTTCTTGGAACTAACACATATTTCCAAAATAAATAAAAAATAAACATAATAATTAACCAAGTAATAAAATCTTTTAAAAATGTTTGCCATCTTATAATATTATCTTGCGGGTGTTCCGGTGTTCCTATAGGTATAGGAAATATATTTGCAAAATTACTTTTATCATTATCTGACAAATTACTTTTAGATTGTGTAACAGGTGATTGTGTAACAGGTGGTAAAACTTTTATGTCGAGTTTATGTGATGGAACTATTTTTTCTATAGATGGATCAATTATATTTGTTTTTAATGAATTTAATAAACCAGTTGTAAATAAACCTGAAAGAACGCCAATTGTTATAACACCTTCATCTAATAAAAATGATAGCATCTTTAAAATAACTATTATTTTTTTTCGTTAAAATAATAAAAATAAAGTAACTTTAAAGTTAAAAGATGAGTTCACAGGAAAAACCTGAATTTGTAGTTTTTGTAAGTTCATCAAATTGTCAATTTAGTAATAATTTTTTAAATAAACTTAAAACAAAACCAGAACTTGGAAAAAAATTTAATATAGTTGATATTGAAAAATTACAAGTTATTCCAAATGAAGTTGAAGAAGTTCCTTGTGTATACGACGGTAAAAATATTTATCAAGGAAAAGCGGCATTTACTTGGTTAAATGAAAAAATGTCAGATTTTTTATCAGCGGCAAATGATGGCTTAATGTATTCATTTTTAGAAGGCCAACCAGAAGAAACTTTATTTACCAATTATAGCCTTTTAGAACAAAAAAATGGTTCATTTGGAATAGGTGAACAACCATCTGAAAAAAATATGAATGATCCTACAAGAATGGCTAAATTAAGTGACAATGAAAGTAAAAATAGAACTTTGGACTCATTAGTCGCTTCAAGAAGTTCAGATATGCAATCTTTTAAATAAAATTAATTTAAAGTTTAAATTAATTTAAAATTATTAAAATGGAAGATATTTATCATCACGATTATAAAAATAAAATTAAAGCTAATGTTAAAAATAAAAGTAATTGTTATACTTGTAAACCAAGAGGAACTTTAAAAGACCATATTATTTCAAAAACTGATCATTTTGTATTTAATCACGATCTTTTTAGAAGACCTTTAATAATAATTACAAGCTGTATTCATTATCATACAATTTATGATTTACCAGATGATATAAAATTAAAATTATTTGATGATATTAATAAATTTGTTGAATTTTGGAATTTAAGTAAAAGTTACCAATTAATGATTAATAACGGCGAAGCACAGACACATCATCATTTTCACGTTAAAATGAAAATAGATGATTCTATTGCAAATAGAATGAGACGAGACCATTTTACAAGAATTAATTTAGAAAAATCATATAAACCAATTGAAAATAACGATTTTAAAATATTTGACGAAAAACAAGTGATATAAAAAATAAAAATTATTTTATTTACCACATTATGGATATCTTTAAAATGGCAAATCAAATTGCCAACAGTATGTCTGAAGATGATCGTTCTGCTATAGAAAATATGGATATGGAGAAAATGCTATCGCACGTTACCCAAAATGTATTTAAAATGATGAATGGAACTTCTAATACACAGGCACCTGAAGGTTTGACAGATTTTATGGATAAATTTAATTTGGGCAAAACCAAATTTGAACCAGAAAATTGTATTTTACCAAAGACACGTGATATACGATTTGATTTAAATGTAGATCTTTCTGATTTTTATAATGGTAAAATTAAAAAACTTAATATTAAACGTAAAAGAATCATAGAAGTTGATGGAAAACAAAAAGTAGTTGAAGAAAAAAAAAGAATTACTATCCCAATTGAAAAGGGAATGAAAGATGAACAACAAATTCGTTTTGAAGGTGAAGCCGACCAAATTCCAGGTTATACACCAGGTGATATTATTATTACATTAATTGAAACAGAACATCCAGATTTTGAAAGAGACAATGATAATTTAATTATAGTTAAAAATATTAATTTATATCAATTATATGATTTTTCTTTTAATATTACACATTTAGATAATCGGGTAATTCTTATTAATAAGAACTCTAATGATGCTTTACATTTAAATGATTCAGTTCGTAAAATTAAAGGCCAAGGTATGCCTATTTATAAAAAAGAAAGTTACGGTGATCTTTTTATTAAATTTAATTTAGTTATACCTAAATCATTAAATTCTAATCAATTAATTAAATTTAAAGAAATATTTGAAAATGAAATTGTAAATCCTGTCGAATCGCAGTTTGTTTATTTATTGGAAAATATAAATGATACAGATTTAGAAGAATTAATTTATTCAGATTCTGAATCTGAAGAAATTAGTTCAGAATCAGAATCTGATTCTAGTGTATCAAGTGTATCAAGTGAAGAAGTAACGCCAAGGCGTGTTTCTAAAAAAAGATAAACAAAAAGCATTTTTGAAATTTCATCACCACTTTTACTTTTATCAAAATTTAAATTTGTAAAATAATAATCAATTGATTCTAAACTTATTTTTATAGGGTCTATTATAGCTTTTATATCATTAATGAAATTTAATGTTTGTGATTCATTTAAATTTTTTTGTAATTTTATATTTTTAATTAATTTTTTTCTTTTTGAAATATATTCATTAAAAATTTCTTTTTCATAGTTTAATATTTTAGATATTAATGTATGCATTATTCTAA